CGGAAACGGTACACGGCTGCCAAAGAAGCTGGAGCATCCGAATCCGAATTGGATATGATGCAGAAGCAGATTTTGGAAACCGAATATCGTAACGACCCGATGCAATTACGCCGAATGTTATTGCTGGCTGAACTTGAACCGTTCCGGCACTTATCCCGGCAAGAGGTCACCGAATTGCTCGCTAAAAACCTAATTTCCGATGAGGATTTCCGTATTAAATTGAATTTTCCTAATTTTGTGCGGAGGTTTGAACGGGAAAACACCAACATTTTGGACTTTGGCGCAGCAATACCGTTCCAACGAAAGATTGACATTATCATGGCCGAATTTCGGAAATATGCGCAGGAGCAAGCGCAGAACACCGCGACACCGGCCCAAGTTTAATTTAATACCAAAAAGCGATGCTTACAAAAGACGGGCGGGACACCGCCATCGAAAACCTCACTGCGGAAAATTACATTGTTCCAAAGGGCGAAGAAAAGTATTACCACGCCGTTATCGAGGTAAAGCAATTCAACCCCAAGACCGGAAAGCGCATTTCCATTCCCAGGGTGCAGAAGTTCGGCAAGAAAGCCTTTGAAACTTCCGTGCGCGACACATTGAAGAAACAAGGTTTTGACATTGTGGTGCTGCACGACCCGAACAAATGGATTGCCGAGCAAAAGGAAAAGGCCGCCAAGGCCGCCGCCGAAAAGGCAGAAGCGCAGAAAAAGGCTGAGCAAGAAAAGTTCGATGCCGCCGTGGCCGCTGCCGTTGCAAAGGCCCTGGCCGAGCAAAAGGGAAAGCCTGGCCGTCCCGCAAAGGATGAAAAGTAAGCCCCAGGGCGAACGATAACAAGTAAAGACAACCAATTAACCAAAATTCAAAGAGAAAGAATTATGGCACTTACAACCGAATTACTGAACGCCAATGCCGCAACCGCCGCATTGACTGATGAGCAGAAAACCGCCATCGTGGAAATGTCCAAGAACGATGAAACCACCGTTATCGGGCAAAAGACCGGTGAAATTTATGGCGGGCTTGATGCAGACATTTTGGCCGCATCCGGCATCGCCAAGAACGGAACCGAAAAGACCTATGATTACGCCAAACGGGTTATTGGCGAAATCAAGTCCCAGGCGGGGAATGCTGCCGAGCTGCAAACGAAAGTTTCCGACCTGGAGAAAGAGAAAACCAGGCTGGAGGGCATTATCGCCAAAGGCGGTGCGGATGCTGAAACAAAACGCCAATTGGAGCAAGCAAAGACCGATTTGGCAAATGTTCAATCTCAGTACGCCACACTGAAAAAGGACTTTGACGCCGCAAAGGCCGAACACGAAAAGGCTATGTTTGGTGTCAAGATTGACGGGGAATTTGCGAAAGCAACCTCCGGCATCAAGTTCAAGGCGGATTTGCCCGCAAATGTAACTTCCGTTCTTTTGCAGCAGGCCATCAACAAAGTAAAGGGCATGAACCCGGAATACATTGATGATGGCAACGGCGGAAAGGTGCTGGCATTCATGGAAAACGGTGCAGTCAAGCGCAACCCGGCAACCAACTTGCAACCGTACACCGCTGCCGAACTTGTAGCGGCTGAACTCAAAACGATGGGTGTTTTGGAGGAGGGCCGCAAACAAACCGGCACCGGCACAACGGGCACGGGGACGGGTACGGGAACCGGCACAGCCGTTGACATTTCCGGCGCGCGAACCCAAAACGAAGCCCACGAAATCATCGCAAAGCAGTTGATGGCAGCGGGCAAAATCAACGGTTCAAAAGAATTCGATGAAGCAATGGCCCAGGCGTGGAAAGACAATCACGATGTGCTCAAATCGCTGCCCGTTGCTTAATCGCAAACAAGAATTTATTATTTCCACTGGGTAAAGGGTCAACCCGGTAAAACATCAACCATTTAACATTTTTTTCATTATGTCACTTGTAGCAACCCGTTTGCAAAACTGGCGTGTCGAAAACCCGCAGTTTGACCGGAATATGGCCCGCCCGCTGGAGTATGGCGCTCTGGACTTTTTCATCGAGCAGACCAACGCCGGAAATTCCATCATCAATCCCAATCTCCGCGACCGCGCATTTGAATCCATCGGTAACACGGTGCAGGTTCCCGTTATCAACTATGACGGCGATGTAACCGTTTCCAATGTGCGTTCTTGCGTTATCGCGGATGATGAAAACACTTCCGCGCTGTACACCGTGAACTGGGTAACGCTGTCCGTGGGATTCACGATGGTGCCTCAGTTGTACCGCAACAACGAAATTTCCTACGAACACGACTTTGCCCGCAAGATGGAAAAAATCTGCCGCGCCCTTGCAACCGCAATGGATGTGCAGGCCATCGCCGCGCTGGAAGCCAACAAAACACAGGTGTTCAAGGACCAGCTGTATTACCAGGTTACCGGCAACTCCGTGCAGATTCCCTGGAATGCCCGAATGGAGTTCCTTTCCGACATGAACGCCATGATGCGTGCCAACGCATACCCGGAAATGCTCCATGTTATCGGTGGCGCCGGCTTCGATAGCCTGGTCCGCAAGATGGCCGAGCATGACATCTACAACGATGTAAACAAGCGGCTGGAGTACGACAACAAGGTATTCCACTACACCAACAACATCGTGAATGAGCAAGGCGTGTTTGCCACTGGCTATATCGTGGCCGATGGAAACGTGGGTGTCCTTACCCGTGTTGACCGCGAAGCCCTGGCCCGCACCCGTGCCAACTTCCACGAATGGGATGTGGTGCGCCTGCCGTTCATCGACCTGCCCGTAGGCTCTCACTACTACACCGCTGTTGGTGACCAGTCCTCAATCGCCGGTGCCGCTTCTGCCGACATGACTTGCAATGTCAAGGAATACTTCGGTTTCTCCGTGGACATCGCATTCCTGGTGGCCTACAACAGCGACCCCGACACGGTTGCCAATCCAATCTTCAAGGTGGAAATCGCAGCCCCTGGCACGGCCAATCCTTTCGCCCAGCCGGTTGAGGTTGTGAACAGCGAGGACAACCCGGTAAACACTAAAGAGGTGCAGTAATCCGGGCTAAAGCCTAACCAATACGCGGGGATGGGGTGCTGTTATCCCGTCCCCGTTTTTCAGTACTTAAATAAAATTTAACAACTCAGATGGTACGATTGCAAGACATACAAGCGGCATTACTCAATGTTGTAGGATGGGCTCAAGATTACAACCCGCAAAACCAAATAGACAATGCGCTGACACAATCGGAAAGCGGTTTGACATTCCAGGGCGCACACCCGCTCGTTACATTGGCGAATATCCGTTCCATTATGCCGGATGATTATTTGTACAAATATCCGGATTGGAAAGATGATGCAGCATACCAGGCCGGGGCGAAAGTAAAGCACGGCGGGAAAGTATGGATTGCAAAGAACGCCAATTCCGGTTCGGAACCGAGCGAAGAAAACGAGGATTGGGCGCTGTATAACATGGTGTCCGACTTTGTTCGGCATTTAACCCTGGAGGGCATCAATACCGCCGTGCAGCATTTCATCGAAGAAAAGCAATTGCAGCAGGAAACGCGGAATCTGTTGGAGCGGCGCACGTTCTTTGATGGCGCAGCCCGTCTGCAAGCCACAATCGACCCCACGGATAAAATTGTGGGCTTTGAGATTGTCCCGGTGCGCTCTATGGGAGTAACCACGAAGATAGAGCGAATCGGCCTGCAAATGGTAGGCGCAACCGGCACCGTGAAATTGTACGTTTTCCATTCCTCGCAGATTGCGCCCATGCACGTAATCGAACTGAACTTTACCAACACTAAAGGCGGTTTCCAATGGTTTACGCCCAGCGAGCCGATTTACCTGCCATACATACCCGGCAAGGATGGGGATGGCAACGATTCAGGCGGTGCGTGGTTCTTATGCTACAATCAAAACGAATTGCCCGATGGGATGCGGGCTTTGAACGTGTCAAAGGATTGGAGCGTTGAGCCGTGTCAAACCTGCCTTGGCGGGTCGATTGAATCCTGGCGGCAAATGACAAAGTATTTGCAGGTTTCCCCGTTCGGGATTAAAGCCCCGCTTGACTTTGCGGAATACCCGGAAATGTTCGATATTGGCCGCATTGGTTATACCAATACGATGAATTACGGCATGAACGTGGAAATTTCCGTGGGGTGCGATTTGACGGACTTTATCATTTCGCAACGGCAAATCTTTGCAACGGTTATCCAAAAGCAGGTGGCCGCAAACGTGCTCCGTACTATTGCCATGAATCCCGATGTGCGCGTAAACCGCAACCAAGTGAATGTAACGCGGGATGAGGTACTGTATGAGCTGGACGGGAATCCGCAAGGCCGGGCCAGCGGCCTGGGCTATGAGTTGAAGCAGGCATACAGGGCCCTATCGCTTGATACGCGGGGATTGGACCGCATCTGTCTGCAATGCAACAACCACGGCGTAAAATATCGCACCGTCTAAGTTGTAGCATTTTCAAAAATGCAACAAGTAGTATTTTTGCAATAATGGCCATTTTTAGGCGATTTAAGCAACTTTCTTTGCTTGGATGATAAATTATATATCCGCAAAGAGAAAAACGAAAATACGGGACTTTTCCCATAAATTAACTTTTAATCTTTTTAATCATGAGTAAAGAAGAAATCAAAGCCCTTGTGGCAAGCAAAATTGCCGGTCAAGGCACTATGGTGGATTTGGGGGGGGCACTTCCTACAATCCTTGATGCAATCGTGGAGGCACTCCCGGAGGGCGGCGCAAGCCCTATTGCCCCGGAACCAGCAATAACTATCATTGGGGTAAGTTTGTCGGAATCATCCACTGAAGAAGCCGCCACGCAATTAGGTATAACTGTTGAAGAATTGCTTTCGTTATCCAAACAGTTAGTTGTTGGATTGGACGATGGGTATGTACTTACGAGAACTTTTTGTAATGAGTCCGAAAGTGGTATTAGCGTTGGATTTGGTGATACCAACGTGTCACTCGTAATATCTATTGATATTTTCAATAGTATGGTAACTGTAACTTATCAATAAAACACCAAAGAAAAGGAATGGGAATATTGAATGACTTGCTTAGCCGCGTACAAAGTGTTGCGGACGGATTGCAGACCGGGGCAATGGTCCGGGATGTAGTCGTGCAGCATGGCGAGGACATATTGGACTTGCAGAAAATGCAATTGTTCCAGGGCCTTGCAGCGAATGGCGAGGACATACGCCCGTACTACTCGGAAGATTTGAAGCCGGGCGGGTATTTCTATTCCGTGGAATCAGCCGGGAGGTACGCTGCATGGAAGAAAGATGGCATCAGTTATCCGTATTCCGTGCAGCGCAACCCGGATGCTCCAAACCTTTTCATCAATGGCCGATTCCATGATGATTTGGGCGTGCAGTTCAACGCGGATTCAGTGGGCATTATTGGCACAACGCCATACGCAAAGGGGATAATGGCAAAATACGGCCTGCAAACTTTTGGACTGATGATGCCAAATTGGCGTGAAATCTTCTTTACTTATGGGGCATATAACGAATTGATGGATATTATAAAATCAACGCTTTATGGCAACTAACAACGCGCCGGTAATAGCCAATCCGGTAATGCTTGACAAAGTGATGGGCGAAATTCAATCGGGCCTGGTGGAGAATATCCCCTGGCTTGATGTCGCATTTGGCCGGGCGCAACGCCTATCCAAGAACATGAACGGCAAGAGGATTATAACGCCGAACGTGTATTGTGGCGGCTGGAATGGGCACGGGCCGAATGATTACATTGAAACCTCCCCCGATTCCAAGATAGGAAATTTCTCGTTCTTTGAGATTGAGGACCCGCAGACAATTGACATCGGGCCGTGGGCACGGGAAATAAAAGCCCCGTTCGGGCTTATTGTGTGGCTGGACCTTACACGGGTATATGATGAAGCCGACAACCGCAATACGGAAAAACTGAAAGCGGAAATATTGCGCGTGCTGAATGGGCGTTCCGGATGGCATCTTACCAATGGCCGCATTATCATAAATAAGATTTACGAGCGGGCCGAAAACATTTACCGTGGTTATACTCTGTCAGAGATTGACAACCAATTTTTGATGCACCCCTATTACGGGATGCGCTTTGATGGTGTATTAGAATTTGATGAATTATGCTGGGAATAAAATACACCGTAACAAAGAAATGCGTGCATATTGAAAATTCGTACCAGGTGCGGAAAATCAAGATGCGCGAAGTGCTGGAAGAAATCAAATCCAAGCACGAAAGGGAAACGATTGTTTTCCAGCGGTCCATGTTCTCTCTAAAGATGGAATGGATTGCACATAACTTTTTGTATAATATCGGCTACAAACGCGCTCAGACCGGGAATGTGGATTTGGATAATCCTTGCGACCGCCCGGAATGGTTGTACATTGTTTGCGGCCTTTTAACTTGGATTTTCGTATGGTAACGATAATTGAATTTGTTTGCTGGGTTGCGGTCATTGCTTTGGCCGCTTCATTCCTTTTGTCCCTGGCCGTGAAATGGGGATGGCTGGAGTGGTTGCAGGTGCATGCCACGAATGAATTTTTTGAGCGGCTTTTCAATTGCAAATTTTGTTGCTCCTGGTGGGTTTGCGTTTTGATTTCGCTAACTTTGTGCGTGGCAAACGGCCATTGGATTTTGTTGGCCGCGCCGATATGTGCAACAATAATCGCCAGGGAATTATGGTAGTAGTTAAAATCGGAAAACACACCGTGGAAATGTACGACACAATCGAGGAACTCCCGATTGTGCGTTTCCATAAATACCAAAAGATGCTATTGGTGGATGCCGGGATAGGTGCAGACATTCCCGCGTTCGACCAGCGGATAGAGCGCACCCGCAGATTCATGGCAGCCGGCAAGGTGGACAAAGCGCAACAAGAGTTGGAGAATATGCGCCAATGCGTGTATTTAATCCAAAACGGCATCGCGCCAAGGCACCGGGCCTTTGCCGCGTTGGTTACGAAGATTGACGGGCAAGAGTGCAGGGATATTTCCGATGATTCCCTGGCCGCTGTAACCGCGAAATTGAATGATGTTCCCGAAAGCGAATTGACCGCCCAATTGGATGCGGTCAAAAAAAAAATTGACGGGGAACTGATGTTGTATTTCCCGGCCTTGTTCAATGATTCGGAAGTAAAAGAGTATTATGACATTTTGCGGAAGCGGACCCTGGAAGTGCTGAATGGAATTGTGGCAGGCGTGCAGGACCCAGGAAACACGACCGCCGTAGACAAACTAACAACCGCGCTCGTTACATACTCCAATCCCAAATTGTTCAGCGGCCCGGATGGCGTGGAGATTCAGCATGACCGGCAATTTGAAAACTTGTGCCTGGTATTGTCGGAGCAGTTGCATGTAAAACCCAAAGATTATTCCGTTTTGGAGTTCTATAACGCATTTGATTTTGTAAAGGAGAAAGCGAAGCAGGCAGAAAAGGCCCAAAAACGCGCCAAAAATCAACGATAGCCCAAAAGATGGGTAATTTATCATTTTGAAAACGAAAGTCCCTTAAAACGGATTTTAAGTAAAAATAATTATGGACAACCCGAACCCGATTTTATATAGTGACTTAATAAAGCCCGATGATTCCATTACAAAGTTGATGGACCAATTGGATGAACTGATTACCAAGTATGACGGTGCCAAGCAAAAGATACAGGGCGCGGCCTCCGAAATTGCCAAGGGATTGCAGGGTGTCGCGGGCGCAAGCGAAGAACAACGCAAGGCCATACAATTGGCAACCGAACAATCCGACAAATTGGTTGCCGAATACCGGGATGTTACGACCGCGCAATGGAAAGCAACTCAAGCGTTCGCAGAAGCCGCCGCCGCCAAAAAGGAATCGGCCCAAATTGACAAACTTGTTACCCAAATCAATACATCGGTTGAGGGTTCGTATAACAGGTTGTCCGCGCAATACCGGTTGAACAAAATCCGTCTTAACGAAATGTCGGCCGCCGAACGCCAAAGTACAGAAGCGGGCCGGGCATTGGAAGCGGAAACCGCTGCCATGTATGAGGAAATGAAGCGGTTACAAGAAGCAACCGGAAAACACACGTTGAACGTGGGTAATTATGCCGATGCCGCAAAGGGTTTGAAGATGGAATTAACCTCATTGATTCAACAAATGGCATTGTTGAAAACCAACGGGGAGCAAAATTCCGAAGAATACCAAAAGATGGCCCAACGGGCTGGCGAATTGAAAGATGCCATGTTGGATGCTCAAACGGAGGTTAAGGCGATGGCATCCGATACCCAAACGTTGGACACAACGATGGGCGCGGCATCCGCTGCATCCGGCGGTATGTCTGCCGTTACGGGTACAATGGCGTTGATGGGTACGACATCCGAAACGGCCACGGATGCACAAAAGAATTTGGGTGGTGCAATCGGCATCGTTTCCGGATTGACAGCCGTACAAAACGCGTTGCAAAAGGAATCCAAT